TTCTTCATCTGCATCCATATACTTATCTATATCCTGTCTTAAAACTTTATAATCAAATGGATGTTCTTTATAAACTTCTGGTTCCGATTTTCCAGAAAAATACATCCATTTATCTTTTTTGAGTACTTTAAATTTATTTTCTTCTAATTTTTTTAAAAGAAGAATATTATTGTAAATCTTATAATATTTTGAGTGAAGTGAAGGAATTTTAATAGATTCTGTATGAAGATTATCCGGATCTATTTTCGAATCCTCTTCCCATAATGATTGTATTTCATCAAGATTCATAACTATAAAACGATTATATCATATATAGAATACTTAAAAGTGACCTCTGCGACTACATAATTAATATCTGTAGATTTTGCATCAAATTTGATTGTAGATAAACTAGTAGGAAATAAACCTTTAAAATGAACATCGACAATTGGATTGAAATTGCTATTGTAAATTGTTAACGTACCATCAGAGTATTCATTGAATGAATTTTTGGAAGATGTATTTGGGAAATATTCATCATTTGCTTTTAGATCTATAAATTCCTGAATACTTTCTGGATATCCAAGACCTCTTAACCAATTATGAACCTGAAGATAATTTTCTAAATTTTCATCTACAAAAAACTCTAAAGAAAAATCATCATAAGTTAATTTATCACCAGGGATGGGAATATCTTTGAGATATGTTGGTTGCATCGCAATTCCAAGATTAATTCCAGGTATTTCGGCAGAGTTAGAAAAAAAATCAACTTTTGGTGTTTTTGTAATCGAAAACTTAAATCCAACAGGAGATAAGTAATTTCGATTTGATATTTGCTTTGCCCAAGGTGATTGTGTCATTTTTATTATTATTTATTTTCATAAAAAAAGAGGGCCCCGAAGGACCCTCCAGTGAATATGTAAAATTAATTTTACATTAAGTTGTCTACACGTACACGACGGTAGTAACGGTTTGCATTAGCAAGAAGACGACCAGAACCCTGAGCAGTACCCTCAGCGAATGGGTTAGCAACCATACCATAACGAGTCTTGAACCCGATTTTTGGTTGGAAGGTGTTCTCACCAACGGCACGAACCATTTGGAGAGGAACATAAGGACAATAGAAGAGACCAGCATCATAAGGTGAAGAACCCTTATAACCTACAACGTAATACTGGTTAGCAGATACGTTAGCAGAATATGGGTCAATGTATACACGATACTTGCCTTGAAGTACACCAGCGAAGGTGTTACCGGTGTCATCAACGTTAAGATTAGCGTTGAGTGCTGGGGTGTAATCAAGAACGCCTGCCATTGTGAGTGCCGAAGCAACATCAGCGGAGCAGAGGATCATATTACCCTTTCCTCTACGAGTTCTTTGTGCGATTGCGTTAGCATCACGCTCGATTTGGAAAAGAAGACCCTTGAACTTTTCAACTGACCAACGACCATTAGAATCAACATCAAGGTCAAAGATACCTGCGGTAGCAGTGTTGACAGCAGCACCTTGCTCAGCAATCTTGTAGATTGTACGAATAACTTCTCTGTTGATTTCCGCAAGGATTTCGGTTGAGAGAATGTTAGCAAGTTCTGCTTCTGCGTTTAGACCGTGGATTGCCTTGAGGTCTTGTGCGAGTTCTAATGAGTACTCAGCCTTGAGTGCTCTTGACTTCGCAGTAACAGTAACCTTCTCGATTGAGAAAGCCATTTCGTTGAACTGATCACCAGTACCAGCACCAAGGTTTTCTGCATCACCAGTCGCCATTGCCTGACCAGTGGCATAGGTATTGGTTGCAGCAGTACCTACTGGATTGAGAAGACCTGGATTGCTTCCTGCTGGATTTGAAGTAGTACCGAAACCAGCAACACCATCAGTGAAACCACCAGTAAGATTGAATCCAGAATCTTGACCAGAGAATGAAGTATCTGCTTCGTTGAAGAGTGCTTCAGTCCCAGTTTGATTTGCGTAACGTGAACGCATTGCGAAAATGAGTCCAGTAGGACCATTCATTGGTTGTACGCCAGCGAGGTCATAAGCGACCAAGTTAGGCATAGAACGACGAATTAAGCTGATTAGAACTGGATCGAAACCTGCTACAGGTCCTGTTGCAACAGAACCAGTTCCTGTGTTTGAGAATCCACCAGTGCCTGCTGACATTGTTGGTGATTCGTAGAGGAATTGATTTTCCTCTCTTAAGAATTTTTCTTGGTTTTCTAACAGGACAGCGGTTACCATTTTGCGATGTGAGTCCTTGATTGAATCAAGACCCTCATAGTTAAGGAGTGGTGCCCACTTCTCCTGCAGACGTTCCCCATCGAACATTTGCATTTGTTTTACCTCTTTTTAAGAAATTGTTAGTTTGATTTATAATTTAAAAATCACTTTTTAGAAACTCGGCTCAGGGTCTGAAGATAAGAACCCATTACACCAGAAACTGGTTCGTTGTAATTTGCTTCTTCAGATAACATTTCCGAATAATCTCTTTGAGTACCAGTATTTCTTGGGAAGTACGACTCCCTTAGAGTTACTAGTTTCTCACGATAGTTTGCTTCACTTTCAAACTCAACACTTTCAGATAGGGAAGCGAGTTTATCTTTCTGAGAAGTCGCTAGACCTTCAGAAACATCACTTAAGATTACATCTGCAACCGACTCTGCTAGTCTTTGGTTTAGAGCAACATTTCTTTCGATTTGCTCGTTGAGTTTTGTCTCCATTTCATCAAGTTTATCTACCATACTCTCAAGTACATCATATCTATCTTCAGGGATTGTTACATAATGATCTTCAAAAAGACTCTTCATTCCAGTAAGGAATGATTCGGTCATTTCAGTCTTGAGTCCTTGCTCTACTACAAGAGCATTTTCTTGTAGCCATTCGTCAGACACGTACTCAAGATAAGAATCAACTCTTTCTACGAGTTGTTCTTTCATAGCATCAACTTCTTCGAGAAGTTGAGCTTCATAACGTGTTTCTAATGATTCGTAGATTTCAGAAATCTTAGAATTGATTGCTGATTCAAAAATAAGTTTTGCCTTTTCTCTGAATTCTTCAGAAAGTTCTTCACCAGCAAGAAGAGCATCAACATCTTCTTCGATGTTGATTGATTCTTCCATTTTCTTTTTATTTTTCTTGCTTTTCTTTTCGTCTTCTTCTTCGTTATCTTCTTCTTCGTTATCTTCTTTTTCTTCTTCGTTATCTTCTTCTTCTTCGTCTTCCTCGTCGTCTTCCTCGTCGTCTTCCTCTTTAGCGGCTTCTAAGAGTTCTTCGTCTTCGTCTTCGAGTTCTTCTTTCATCTTCTGCATTGCTTCTGCAGATTTGGCACCCTTATTGACAACATCTCTAACTTGCTTGAGTGTTGAACCAGGAATATTAAGCTTTGAAGAATCATCATCTGGACGATAATTCTCTGGTGTTGGACCTCCAAGGTCTTCCCAATCACCAGTTTGACCAGGAGCAATACCTGTAGTCAACTTCTGCATTGGTTCGCTTGCTTTTGCGTTTGCATTTACAGCAGAACGAGATTGTTTGGTGCCTGTTTCCATTTCTTGTAAGTTCTTACCACGGGACATTTGATCTCTCCGATTTACCTATGTTAAATCTATATTTATTTATAATTTAAAGATTTGAAAGAAATTCTTGAAACAAATTAACTTTATGTTCATCAAGAATTTTTTGATCTACAAGAGTATTAATTCTCTTATAAGTTTTTTCTGCTGCCTGTTCTCTTAAAATTCCACCATCCCATACCCATTCTTTTCCTTCCATAATGCCTTGAACAAAGGCATCGGGAGCAGATGGGTCAGCAACAATGTCTGCAGCAGTAGCTAACATAAAATCTTCACCGACAACTTTACAACCTCCATTTGTTTGAATTAATGAACCAACACCACGAGAAGAAACCCCAAGTGTTACACCTTCACCAATTAATGATTGTGCAATCTTGCCCATTGGTGTAGAAAGAAGTTGTGCTCTTCCTCTAAAATTATTTCCTTCACGGACAAGTGAGGTAATCATATGAGAAACACGATCCAAATTAATAGATGGACCATCTGGATGTCCAAGTTCTCCAAGCGCACGGCCTTTTTGAATGAAACATTCATTATATCTTTTAACTTCACGTTCTAAAATGTGAACTGGATAACGTCTTTTGTTACGATTTTCTGTATCACCTTGAAGGTAAATTCCTTCAATAAACATCTTTTTAGACGCACCTCTTCCTTCAGTGATGAACTTGACTTTTTGTACTTCTTCTGTGATTAGTTTCATTTTAAGTTACTGATGCGGTTTGGACTTCTGCAATACTTACAGTTGTTGCTGCGGGAGCAAAAACAGAAACTTTTACGCTTCTAGATATAGTTGCATTTGTGACTGCAATTCCAGTTACAG